AACAGTTGCCTTGGCGTCACGCTCTGGCAGAACGTCACGCCACCGGGGAAACTTCCCTTCGACAAGCAGAGCCGTCACGCGAGCCGTGCCAATCGTTGCCAGAAGCTCCTTGCCGGTAGCCTCCAGCTGCACGCCAGCGTCACCAGCGTGATCCGCGAGCCTTGCGATGATTTCCATTGCCCGTGCTGGCACCAGCGTCTGCGAGTCGTCAACGGCCTGGTCGTGCTCGCAGGTCACAGACGCGAGACGCCGCCCGTCCGTTGCCACAAGCGTGACAACGTCGCCAGCCACCTCAATGAGCACAGCACCGAGAGCGTACCGGCTGCTCTCGCTGTCGGTCGCAAACACGACGCCACGGACAGCCCGCACGAATTGGTCGGCTGGCAGCCTGACAAGCTGCTTGACTGCCACGGGCTGCCACGTCGGATACTCAGCAGCATCCTCAGTCGGTAGCGTCCACGTCCCACGGCCAGCGGACACAACGCAGCTGCTGCCGTCAGGCGTCAGATTGATTTCGTCCGCCGTGGAGCTCGACACGATCGCCGACAGACGGTCCTTCGGTAGCAGGAATGTGACCCCAGGGGGGGCGTCTATTTCCACGTCAATGCGGATCTCAAGGTCACTCCCAGAGAGAACTCCTCCCGATAGGAGCACGTTCTGCAGGATTGGCCTGGGGGATTTTCCCGGTACGGCACTGGCTACCGCTGCCAACGCCTCCTTGAGTGCCGGTGCTGACAGGCGTATGCCACCAGTCTTTGTCTTTCGTTCCTTCGTTGCCGTCGTCATCTTTCGCATCCTTTCGATTGATAGAACGTCCCACTAGCACGCCGAGGGAAAACATTCCCGCAGCGATGATTTGTCCAACGGCGAGCATGGCAAGGTTTTCTGTGGTCACAGCCCGGCCTCCGTCTTTTCGATGACGTGTGCCAGCTTGCAGCACCTGTCCAGCGTGTGTTCAATCGTCTTGGCTCCGAGCTCGAGCAGCTGCCGCGTGTCGTCGTCAACGTCGTCGTCCCATGCCCGGTCCATCAACGCCTGGACAACGTCAAGCGGTGCGCCGAGGTATTCAAACTCACCGCTCATGCGTCACCTCCGATCACGCGAAGCGTCCGTGCCTCGCCTTCAATCCATGTGATCCAGCCCTTTTTCTTCATGGGACGCAGGTGGCACATAACGCCGTTTGTCGTCCAGCCGAAGGCGTGGCCGATCTGGCGAATAGTCGGCGAGAAACCGTGCGTGTCGATGTAGCCCTCAATCCATGCCAAAACTTCCTGCTGGCGTGGCGTAATTGGCTGGCGTTCCACTGCTTCTGTCATTGCGTCACCTCTTCCGTGAGTCTGATAGAGCTTGCAAGCGCGGCGACCGTGCCGCCTTGCCGTTGGTCCCGACGCCAAGCAGCGTGCTCAGAGTCGGTCATGGATTTCTGCGCGTCAGAGCGGAAGAACCGCTTCTTGGCAGAGTCAACCGGCGGCGGTGCCGCTGGTCGTGCAGCCTCTCGGTGGGTGCCACCACGATCCTGGCACTTGCTGAGCCACACCGTGGTCAACCAGCGTCGCCAGTTCGATTTCTTTGCCTTCTTCTCGTGCGTCTTCAGCCACTGCGTGGCCTTTGCGAGTTCGACGGGAAGGTCAGCCGCCGGGTAAGCCTGTGACCATTCCGCATGGTCAGCGTCGGTGATTCCTTCCCAGCCTAATTCCGCAGACCACCGAAGCGGATCGGCTGGCTTCGACCTCGCACGCGGAGCGGGCGTGGTCGGAGCACTACTAGGATTAGAGGTAGAAGGATTAAAGGAAGAAGGATTAAAGGCGCAAACCGCAGTTATTTTTAACGGCTCGCCGTGAATTTTCACGATTTCGCCTGTATCGGCCGCAGGAATGCCTTCTGGCTGCTCTGATGGATGGCAACGCTGGTGCTCAGTGAACGTGGGTATCTCTAGGTAGTTCCGGTCGCAGACACGGTAGGCGACGACGAAGCCGCGAGCCTCCAGCTGGCCCAAAAGCGCTACAATGTCGCAGTTGTCGTACGGGAAGAGTTCTGCCTTGATCCGCAGCGGTCGGCATTCAAGACGCCCCTGAGAGTCTGCCAGCGTCCAAAGGCCAGCGAAAAGCAGTCGTGCCATTGGCTCGCATTCGGCCAGGTACTCGTTCTTGAAGAACGACGGCTTGATGCTACGAGTTCGTGCCATCCGTGGCCTCCTCGATGAATGTGCAGCGGTCGGCTTCCGATGCCTTCGCCCATAGCTTGCGAAGTTGATCAAGCACGCTGGGCACCTTGACGATGCCGGCGGCGATGGCTGCGCGGCGGACGCTGGAGAACTCGCCAGCCTCGTAGCGGTCCATCCAATCGCCGCCGAGGCGGGCAAGGCGGCGCAGGAGGTAGGCGGAGCCAGTGCCGCCACGCTCTACTGGTTCAATGTTTATATGATCAACTTTGAATCGCTCGCTCCTTCGGTCGCCGCCTTGCTTCACAGTCTCTTTTTGCTCACGTCCACGCTGCGACTCCAAAAACTTCACTGCTTTATCGTGCCCTTTACACAAGTCGATGAGCCTGCCGATGTCGCACCCAAGCCCGTCTGGAAGAGGGTGGCTGGCAAAGTCCGAAAACTCTGCGAATTGATCGCGTCCACGCGGCTTTAACTTTCCCCAGAGACGTCCCTTGCCAATCTTGAGAACCATCTTCGGCAGCGTCTCGAGAAACTGACCGCCGTGAATCAAAGCGTGCTGTGCAGCGCGAACAACAGTTTCAGCGTCTTCGCTCATGCGTAGTCCTCCTTCATCTTGCGAAGGATGTCTCGCCGCTGTTCAAGACCATCAACGCCTCTGTTGTTTTCGATCCACTTCTGTCCGTTTTCGACACCGTACGGAACGCTTTGCCTTCGGTTGACCTCGGCGTGAACATCCTTCACTGACTGAAAGTCATCTGGGCAGGCTTTGGAAATAGAAAAAGCCAGCGAGTTGCACTGCCTGCGCAACTCTTGGCAGCGGACGTTCATTGGCCGATCCACAACAGCGCACGCTGTGTCGGCCACGGAAGACCGGCTGATAATTCGAGCGAGGTCACCGACAGGGTACGAAGGAAACTCTGCCGCTATCGCCTCAGCGCGGAGAACAGACTCGTCTCGCAGGCTGAACAAATCTCCAGACATAACAAGGCTTCCGCCTTCACCTACGACACTGACTGTCTGAACCATCGGGCGGTCGTCTGGAGCCGTTTGGCCATCTCCATCCCGGCTGCGGCGCTCTTCTGCCTGCTGAATGCCGACTTTAGCTTCCTGCTCAACTTGGCTGGCAAATAGCCTGAACGCGGGCACGTCTGGCATGACCATTACCGCATATTGGGAGTCCCCCTTTCCCTTCTCGTGCCGCACGTACCTGCCAACAACCTGACGCAGGTACATCTCAGACGAGATGTTGCTCAAATATCCTCCGACGCGGCACCTTGGAATGTCCACACCCTCACCGAACTGCTTGACGCTTACAATGAACCTGTCAGCGGGATCTCGAGACTCTCGGAATCTTCTGATTGCTTCAGAGACGCCAGGCACACCGTAGTGAATCACAAGCGGCCTGCATCCTGTAATCTGCCGAACGACCTTTGCGATTTTGTTGACGTATTTGTCGTCGGCGTCGTCGTGCCCTGAAGACTTGCAGTGGATGCCGCACGCAGCCAGGCTGTCGCCAGCTTCAACCATCTGATTGAGTTCAGCCCAGCAGTCCGTGATGATGTCGCGAGCAGCGTCTCCATCGGGCACCAGGCCCGACTGCAACCACGATCCATAGTCTTCGCCGCACTTTGACCACAGGCACTCCTCAGACGCCGAGTCCGTAGACCACTTACGCACCACACGCGCGTCACGCAGACGGAACATCACACGGCGACAGACGCCGTCGGCGATAGCTTGCGAATACGTGTACGCATACTGCGGAATGGCGAAACCAAGGTTGTCGTAGTTGACAAACGGAATCGGATTGCCATCTGAGCGAAACGGCGTACCGGAAATAGCAAGCACACGCTCAGACGCTGCGCCGACTTCTGACACGCCGTAACCCCAAGCGGCATTTTCTGCGCAGTGATGGATTTCGTCTGGAACGAGTACCAGACTGCATCCATTGCGAGCCCATGTCTTGATTGTGCTTGCCAGCCCAGGAAGCTGCGCGTAAGTAACAGCCGCCCCGTCATACGCCGCCGGCATGGCATCTCCAGATGCGATCCTGGTGGTAAGGTTCATCCCGTCCGAAACATGCGCGCTAGCAGCCCACTGGTCTTTAATCGCGTCTGTCGGGCACGCGACAACAGCAAAGGCTTTGCGTTGCGACCTCTTGTGAATTGCAATGACTCGCGAAGCAAATCTCGTCTTTCCTGCTCCAGGGCATGCGCAGGCGAGAAATGGGCCATCTGTCGCCAAGTAACGCTGCAACGCATCTATCTGCCAATCACGAAGACCGCCGAAGTCGTTGAACATAAGTTTTTTTCCTGTGACATTCCCGGCACAAAGCTCGGGCGTTGTAAGCCTGAGTGACACCTCCGTCGGCCCACTCCACTGCGTGATCACACTCCCATCCGCGAACCAGCTCTGTTCCGCATATCTCGCACTTACCGCCAGCCTTCAAGTACGCATCTCCTCGCTGCGACTTACTGAATGACCGCCGGCTGTCTCTATTCATTGAGTGACTCCCAATCTGCACGTCAACGAGACGCCGCCGTGATTTGCCATTCCCTCTCGCCCCGTCCACTCGCACTCGTCACCACTCGTCCCGTCTCCACGATCCTGCCGGTGCGTGCAAGCTCGGTGAGTCGCTTGTTGACCTGGTGCGCGCTCAAGCCGCATCGAGCAGCAATGCCTGACGCGCCAGCCGGTCCTTGAGCAAGTGCGTCCATGATCAGCCGCTGGTGCTCTGCCACCGGCGCTGTCTTTGCCGCCTCGTGCGACGTTGCCGGATCTGTACGCCGTGCCAACACCTTTGGCTCTCGGTAGTTCATGCTCGTTGCAGAGAAAAGCGGCAGCGAGTCTGTTGATGTCGAGTAGTAGTCGCTCATGGGTAGATTCCGTTCGCTATTCGTGAGACGGTGCACTTTGAGACTCCGAGTCTCTGGACGATCACGCTCTGCTTCACGCCCTGGTCAAGCAGCTGCTTAACGCGATCGACTGGCACTGGTGTCTTTCCCGGCATCACGCTTCCTTTCGTGTGTTTGCCGGGTTACGCCCGGCGCGACTGCGTCACCTACGGAGAAGGTGCAGGCCGCAGCTGCGGTAGTTACTCGCCACCGTCCGCTTGGCGACCAATGACGCCGATGCTGTCAGCGTCTGCAGG